GTTAAAATCGAGCCCTGCTCTTAAATTTAGTGAACCAGATTGTCTTGGTACAAATCTTGATTTAGATGAACTTTGTCAATTATGCCTTAATTCCCCTAGTGAAATTGAATGCATCGCACTTTTAGAAGCGCTCAAGGTTCGTGGTATAACAACCCCTAATGGTTTAGAAACCTGGCTGTTAAAACCTCTTCAGAAATTTCTTGCAAAACAACTAAAACGTTATGATGTGTTTAAGGTTACATCTACACCCTTAACGTCGGAAATAGTAAAGAAAGTTTTTCCCTTTTTACCTAAGGATCATACCATAATATCTGGTGATTATGATAATGCTACTAACATGATACTAAATCAGTTTACTGAAACTTGTATTCGTTGTATATGTGCTAAGTTAAATCTTCCAGAAAATTATACCAAATTAGCAATAAGATCCTTAGTAGGTAATCATGTCCTTTGTGACGTAAATGGAGGTAATCCTGTTGACGATAACGGTGTCGTTGACCATTTCTTACCTCATAGTAAATTCCAACTGGCTGCTCCTCAACGGGATGCACAACCTATGGGCAAAGTACTATCTTTTGTTATTCTTTGTATCTTAAACTTTACTGTTTGTAGATTAGCCAAAGAGATTGACGAAAGTAAACCTATTCCTATAGACCATTTTAATGGACTTATAAATGGAGACGATGTTTTCTTTTCTCTTAAGAACTGGAAACTCTGGGAAGCTTGCTCAGGTATAGTTGGTTTAAAAAACTCTGTCGGAAAAACCTTTTTAAGTAAGGCCGGCACAAGATGTTTCATAGAAATGAACTCTCGAACTGTCATTGTTGATTCACTCAATCCAAGACGGTTGCAGTTTTATATGGTTCCATTTATAAACTTTGGATTAGTAAAGGGACTAATCCGGTCTGAGAATAAAAGGGAGGTTAGAATCCTTGATGAGATGGCGAATACTATTTCAAAAATGAGTAGCTGTCATAACGAACTCGTAACGGGTTTTGATATCATTTACGATGATCTCGATTACCTGTTTAAAGGATATCATAAGAAGTTTCTTGACCATGAACTTCTAAACGGAATACCTTATTATATACCTAAATGGTTAGGCGGGCTTGGATTAAATCCCGGACCCAATTATCAAGAGAAAATTTCGGACACTCATCGAAGAGCTGCCTCTGTTATTTTCTCTCAATTTGATGATATTAAGAAAAGACCGAAATCAATAGCTGATCCTAAAGTTTGTTATATCGATGATATAATAACACAGAGTGTCAGAAAAGAACTTGAACTGTGCCATGCACCTCTTGAAGTTCCTTTTCAATCTATTGAAGATCAATCTGGTAATCTTAAAAGCCTAAAAGAGGAAAATTTGATTATATACAACAAATTAGTTGAACAAGTCTGGAAAAGTGAGTGGGCCTCTGAATTCTTTGCAATTAGAAAGAAAAAGAAGGATGCTACAACTTTCCAAGAAAAATCAAAAAAAGAAATGATTCGTAAAATGCATTTCAATCAAAAACTGTGGATCTCAGCCCATGCTGTTGCTATCAACACTTTTGTTAAACCTCTACCATATTACAAACTTTGGCATCAAAAGTTTGAAAGGTATTGGCCACTGTTCTATGAAACAGGTGACCATATTAATAGGAATGATATTCTTAATAAGACAAGTAAATATGAGACCTTAAAAGTCTATACTCCCGAAGTACAAGGTGTTTGGTCATTACCACCCGAAATACTTGAGTATATCTGTTATTTATTACGACAGATACAATTTACTTGGAGACCATTTGGGATTTCCGGACCTCTCATTCAAATGGAACCTCATCATACTGCTACAATTAGCAGTAAGTTGTATGGATTCATGTATAACGGTATGTGTAATCTTTCTGTTAAAGATGTACACTATACAAATCCGATTTTGAATGGGTCATTGGCTCTCTATAAGTGTTAGTCTTAATAGTACTAACATCAACCTATAATTAATTCTTTTTTTG